CGGCCTTGTTTACGACGCTCTTGTCCATCTTGGTCTATGTTGGTATCTCCCGTGTCTCTACACGTGTGCAAAAGCCAGCTCAACCACTCTTCGCGGTTACTCGATAAGTTTAGGCTTACGCATAACCAATAATAAAAATAAACCGGTTGCGACTACCATAAATATAGATATAAACGCATCCCATCTACGCGGATCCTCCATTTCGGGGATACTCATAGGTGGTGGAAGAGCAAAGTCTCGTTCCACTTTAGCAATATTCTCAAGTTTATCAGTTGAACACGTGACTGCAAGTTTAAGTATATGATTCGCATTTCTAAAATCATATGGTATTAACCGATTGTTACTACTGTAATAAAACTGAACACGTAAACTTGATATCGTTTTCTGTGATCCAGAATCAAAATTGTGTTCGACAGTGTCATCAACACCCGAAAAGTTAATCACATCCCCACATAGAAGTATACGTCCTGTATAGAAGGGTGTTTCGGAAAATACAGTTTTGTTAAATTCATCTGAACCGCTACTCATTTTAACAATAATTGCATCAGGACCTTGTAAATTAATACTACCAGTATAGAATTTATAAGGAGAAATGGATGTAGAGAATACGTTAGAAGCAGTTACACCCAATATATCGTGTGGTGTTGTTTTACCAATGATACCTGATTTATACCCATTTGTACCGTTATAGAAATCAAAACTAAATTGACTTGGACCTTCAAACGTTATAGAATTTGTATCTTTATCATACGAAGATCCTGATAACCTACCACCTGAATGTATAACAACATTTGAAGCTAGATCTACACCATCATAGTTTCCGTTTGGTATTGTTATATCGTAGTTATTCAACGTATTGTTTATTGTGAACGTATTGTTATGATCATTTATAAGTAATTGACTATTATGTATACGTGCTGATATAAGTGAAATTTTAGTTACGTCATAAATAGGGTTTTTTAGGTGTACAACATAATCAGCTACATTTGGGTACAAAATTGGGTCTCGTTCACCACTGTCTATATCTAAGGTGTGTACCTTCATTAAAATATATGAACAATATTTTAATGAGTGTATGTCTCAATCTATATTTATTTAAGAAAGGCTATGAACTAATGGGTTACTTGAAAGCTGTCTTCTAGCTGTATCCAAACTCATACTTGTAGCATTTGGATTTTCGTGTCCCTTATAAGCATTGAATTTATGGTAATCGTTGTTTCTATATTGTTGTGTCCAAGCGCCATTTGCGGCATTTACTCGACCATCAATTCTCGTTGTATCGGAACGAACACTCGTAACCATACCCCCTTGGTTAAGTGCATCGGCACGAACATTCATTCGTCCTGGACCCGCAGCTCTATTTGGTTTACCACGTCTATCGTCTGGTCTGAAACCGTATTTTGTGAGTTCTTCTGCTGTGTATGCAGATCCATATGTTCTCTTTTCACCGATCTTAGTCGCTGGTGTATTTAAGTATCCACCAACAAAGCTACTAATGCCAGGGGCTGGTTGATTGTTGTATTGATACTGTCCGATAGAACCATCAGCTTTGTTTCGTGTTGGTTCTTGAGCGCGTGTAAGTGCGGAAACCGTTCTCTTAGCCGATGCGAAATTTAATGTATCGGTTCTCGAACCCGTTTCGGATCTATTTGTTGTTTTCTTTGTGCGTTCGTGTTCTGCTCTTGGCGTTCTACCAGTCATACCCTGTGCTCTGCCTGCAACTGGAGGAAGACGACCATGCAAAAACGCGGTCTTTTCTGGTCTATTATGTGAAACTTCACCGACAATACCGCGTCTACCACCTTTGGAATCAAATGCTGGTCCCGACCTACCAGGTAAAGTGGTTAAGCGATACGCACCAACATTCTCTGGATTAACACGAAACAGTTGTTGATTACCTCCAAATGCAGGAACTTCTGGTCCAACACCCAAACCTGGTCCGACAAGTTGTTTTTCAATTGGTGAAAGATTATTCATTCGCCCTGCGTCGTACATACGATTTCTCATAGACAAAACTTCACCTCCCGATGATCTTTGTTGTGGAGCAACTTCAGCGAATGACCCCATTTCTTGCTTTGAATTATATGATGGTTCGACTAATGGTGATAAAGGTCCCAAATACTCAGATTGTATAGATACATCTCTATCCGAAAATTCCGAAACGACTTCAGATTCTTCTATTTCATTACCTTGTATTGTATATTTTTCGTCTGGTTGACTTAATTTTCTACCGGCATAAACTAAGCCGGCTATAGCCATTATAGATATAGGATCAGCCATTCTTATTTCTTAGCGAGATTTTTATTGAGGTATCTTTGCTGAAACAATCCATTTTGCATTTCAGCTCTGGTACTCGATGGTTCATAGGATTGTGATCTAAGTGGTAATTTACACTGAACATTTTGGAGTGGATGAAAGTTTCTTTCGTAAGTCTTTGCTAAAACTTTATTGAAACGAGATGTACTTTGTGGTCTGAGCTGATCAGATGTGTCAATATACTGTGCTGGGGAACCTTTACCCGCCATATATGGAGCGGTCCCATATAACATGGTATTTGGTCTACCCGACCCATAGTTAAGGGTACTGGGCTGAGGATATACAAAAACTTCTTCGGTCGCACAAACGGCTGGAACCGCGTGATCTTGAACCACTTTCATTCCTGGTTGGAGTTGATACGCCATTTATTATTACAAAAGATTTTGTTTATGGAAATCGAGTATCTACTACTTTATTATTAAATTGTTTAAAATTACGAACTATGTCCGGCGGCTAATCCCGAACCTCTATGCATACCACTTCTCTTATCGCCGTTTGGATCAAGTCCAGAAAACGCCTCGAGTTGAACCCCTCTCGCATCTGGGTTACACAATGTTGGATCTTGACGGCATGTATTACCTCTTTTACCATGTATAAATTCATAATGTTGTGAATCGCCTATAGATGTGTTTGGCATACTTACAAACTGCCTCGATAATGCATTTCTTTGGTATGCGGGCATACTTGAACGTGAACGGGCTGGTCCATATAGCACATCACCTGTAAGAAAACTGTTTACTGAGGTTTTTACGGTTGGGTAATGACATGACTGTGGTCTGTCCGGTCTATCTGCATAATCCGACATGAGAACATTTCCCATGGGATTATCTTTTGTTGGCATTGAACATTCTTTGCCTACATTTTTGTATACGTTTGCTGGTCTTATAACACCGTCCTTCACCATATTAGATTTTTCCATTATATAAAGAACACCAAGTGCAGTCGCACCCAAAACAAATATACGTGGATCACGTCTTATAAGATAAATTATACACGTCGCGTAAATAATAAAACGAGCTGATGCATTAACACGGTCTGCTGAAGATTGTGCCTTTGACGGCCAAAATTCATGAACTTTTTCTACTCGAACCAATTGTTTTGGATCTTCAAACCAAGATGTCATTTATATATAGTGAGTTTATTTTTTCATCATACCACCCAACATACCCTGCATCGTTTTCATCAATGCAGCTTCGTCAAGTTCGCTTCCATCTTCACCCATTTTATCTGCACATTGCTTTGCAACTGTCTCAATCATGGAAAGTGTGTCTTCTGGGATAGAACTAATGGTTGTACCGAGCATATATAGCGTCTGAACATATTGCCAAATCGCACTTTTTGTGTTCTCTGAAGCAGTTCCCCAGTGTTTTTCGAGATTTACACCTTTCATGAAATCTAAATTCTTAGATTCTTCAATGAAAAATGATTCGTCTTTGGACGAAATCTTATCAGCATATGGGGTAACACCCTGCATAAACCCGTCTACAACTAAACGTGGGTTCGAAGCTTTCATTAAATCGAAAGCCGATAAACACTTTTTCAAGCCTTTTTCTTCTGGAAATGTCTTGTGTAATTCCACAAGAAATTGACCCATCATATCATTGAATGCGGTCACGGAAGTCATATTATAATGTAAATACGTATATTATCTTTAAGTCAGAAAATTAAAATGGTTCCGTTGATATGGTCTCTTTCTTACCTAGTCCGTTAGTAACAATAAAAAATACTAAAATTGCGGTGAGTGCAGCTGGTTTTGTATATGCACTTACGGGAAGCTTACCTTCGTTGTTGATTTTTGCTTTAAAGTGTATGTATCCTGCAGTTATAAAACCGGCTATTATTCCGGCCCATGCGGGGTCTCTTAAATAGTCTTCGAACTCCATTTAATAGTACCCAACTTTTTTTGCACGGGTCTCAGATGCGTCTGGAAATAAAACACCTTCATCATCTTCTGGTTGTTGTTGTTGTCTGGTATTAATAGTTTTAAATTCATTATCGAATGGTGATGTCCTCTCTTGTTCTGGTTGCATTACCTGTTCCATCGGAGGTTCCATTGATTGTTCCATTGGAGGTTCCATTGATTGTTCCATTGGAGGTTCCATTGATGGTTCCATAGATTGTTCAGCGTCGAATGGTTCTTCTGAGGTTTCCTCTTCATATCCATCAATAAGGTCAGGGTCTTCAGAGTCTCCAACTTCAGCTTCATCGAGATCCAAATCTTGTCCCTCTTGCGTTTGTGACATATACGTCTGTAAAATCTGTTGCACAGGTATGAGTTCTTTTACAGTTGTTTCAATACACATGCAGAAACGTTCATATAATTTATCGTTTCTAGCGTGTTCGTTTTGCGTTTCGTGATAAATGTATGGGTCCCTGTATAAATCTTTGGCGGCGTTGTTATAACACGTTTGAATGAAAACTTCATTCGTTGGAAGTTTCAATGAAATTTTCTTATTATCTTTATTCAAACGAACTGCGGATAAAATTTTCACACAACTTACAAAAACTGCAGCTAATAAATCGTTAAACCACGCACACCTATTTGTTATATTATCAGTATGTTGTTTAGACATAGCATCACTCCAATTTGGAACCTCTTTCAGGAGTTTTTGGTACATTACAAGAACCTTACGACCTTTTGTGAGTTTGTATGCTTCTTCATACATAGTTTCATACGTTTCAATCATAACTGGGCACATGAGTAAACATAATTGACCTATATATTCACGTTTTGCCTCAACGAGTATATTTAAAGGGTCGCTCATATTTGTAGTATATTTACATATTTAAACTTTAAGTCTCACGCATTACTTATTTTCCCCTGTATTTATTTGCAGCCTTTTTAAGGTTTACGAGGGTAGGGAAATCCTCTGTATCTTCTGGATCTTCGCGTTGTTCATTTTTTCGTGATTTTTTTTTCGGTTTCCATGAAATACATAATTCGTATTCGCCTATAATCTGAACTGTAAATCCACCTATTCCAAATTGTCGTTTTATATACTGTAGCGCCTTTGCCCTGTTAAAATGGGGATATCCCATAACAAAGGAGGGTATTTGACAAAACAAATATTTATGCCCCAAATCTACAGACTGGCGTATCTTCTTTGAAATTTGTTCGTAAATTTTAGTATACGTTTCTTTTTTCAGTTGGTTTCTCTTCTCAGCTATACGTGTTATTTCATCAATACTGATCATTATAATTATTTTAGAGTTTTATATACTATCTTTACCGTACATCGCTTGTGAATCGGGTATAACCTTATCTATTATTATTGTATTTTTAACTATGTCGATTTCACTCTGTCTAACTTCTGTATAATCTTCAAATTCTTTACCTTTTATTGATTTTTGATAAATACTTGGATCTGAAGGAGGTTTAACGTCGATAGGTTGTGTTGTCACCTTTAATACAATAGCTTTTCCTTCAATTATTCGTAAATCAGATGTAACAGAAAACCCTAATGCAAACCCTTTATGTTTCACCGTCATAAACATACATCTGTATATTTCCTGATTGGTGTTTTTATTTGTGTATTTTTTTACAGATAACGTTTCAATAATATACGTACAAAGACCAGTTTTTTTAGAAATTTCTTTGTTTGTTGCGAGAATCATCTCTTGCATGAGATCATTCGATACTTCAAGCTCTTCACCTGATTCTTCATAATCAGATAAATCTGTATTAGTACCTTTCAATAATACATCTTTTACTGGTTTCGTGTGTCCAGAGAATCCGAATTGTTCTGTGAACATTTCCGTCCTGGACATAATCATTAGTACAGTAAGTATTAACAATATCAATACTATAGTATTCATTATTTAATATTAATAATTATTTTTATTTTATTTAAAATCTTTACACTTTTTAGTGATTAGTAAAAAAATAATTTATTTTTGAATTTCAACATCATTCTCAAGAAGATACTTCGTATAGAATAAAAAAAGTTTTTTTTGGGTAATCACAAACTGGTGTAAAGATTTTATTTTTTTCCACTATATTCTATATATAAAAAAACAAGTAAAAAATGTGTTTTTTTAATAAAAAAAAAGTAAACTTTATTTTAAGACATGTCCCTTCTAATTTTTAGTCCACAGTGTAATCATAGTTTGGATGTAATTGATTATATCAATAAACATTCACAGCTCAAGCAAATTGTCAAATATCATAACATTAATAAATTAGGTATACCACCTCAATATAAGAATAAAATTACGCGTGTTCCAACTATGCTTACCAAAAACGGTAAACTTTTAGTAGGTAATGAAATACGAAATTGGTTAGAATCACTTTTACCCGTAAAAGAATTAGAGACCTGTAATTTTGGTGGTTGTTCAACAACAACTTTAGAAGGGGATGGAGAAGGTTCAGGAGACTTATTTGGTTTAGATGATTACGGTAGAACTTTACAACCTCCCATGACCCCAGAACTTGAAGATAAGATTAGTCAGAGTGTATCAGATGCATATAATAAGAATATAAAGAATTAAAACTTGTATATTTTAGATATGAAATTGGCAACAATTCAGGCGAGCGCCATAAAATCAACATTTGAAGTACTCAAGGATATACTAAACGATGTAAATATATACTTTAAACCCGATGGTATATACATCGTAACTCTCGATACAGCACGTACATCGTTAGTAGATATGTACCTCTCATCCGATAATTTCGAAGAATATACGTGCGAAACCGATATAATCGCGGGTATAAATGTCGCGAATACATTTAAACTTCTTAAATCGATAACAAATAACGATGTTCTCGTAATGTCTATAAATTGTAAAGAGTTTATGAATATAGAAATTCATAATGAATCGAAGAAAACATGTACTAAATTTGCCCTAAAATTACTCGATATAAATGAAAATCAGATCGAGGTACCAGATATGACCATGACTACTATTACACCAATGGCATCTATGGATTTTCAAAGAATATGTAGAGATATGCACAATATCGGTAATATCATAGAAATAACCAGGGAAGGTACACACCTCAAACTACAATGTATGGGTGATTTTGCAAACCAGGAAACGAATATTGAATGTACGGAAGAAAGTCCCAAAATTTCGGGTGAATATTCCCTTCGATACATGAATATATTTACAAAAGCGACGAGTATGTGTTCTACAGTACAAATTATGCAGGAAGAACAAAATAGGTTTTTGATATTAAAATATAACGTTGCTAATTTGGGTGAGTTGAAATTTTACTTAGCAACTAAGGTACCTGAAGATCAGTAATACAGCCATCTACGGTACTTACAACTTTAGTCATGCCAATTGCACTTTGTAATTTTATCTTTGGAAAATCATTTTCAAGTGTCTCCATGTCATAATATAACATATCTCTAATTTTAACTTTTTCGTTATGAAAATCTTTACGTGGACCCGCGTATCGTTTAATTTTGTTTAAAATGTCCTTAACCGGTTTATCATCCGAATCGAGCAAAACAGCTGAAACGATTGGTATGTTAAATACAACCCCAC